TTAGGTGGGAGGCGGGTTTCGGGCGCACCATAGCGATCTTCGCGCGCGATGCCAGTGTTTCCCGAAGGCCTTTTCTTAAAGTAACTAAGGCCATTTCGTTGAGGTAAATGTGCGCGAACCCCCGCCGTTCTGGCTGCCCGGGCCGCATGCGGCGCGTAGGCCTTATTTGCTGGCGCGGGGCCGCATCGCGGCGGCGTTGCGGGCCTGGTTTTCAGCGCGCGATTTCATCGAGGTCGAAACCGCGGCCTTGCAGGTCTCGCCCGGCAACGAGACCCATCTGCATGCTTTCGCCACCGAGTTGATCTCACCCGGCGGGGAGCGGCGGCCGCTTTACTTGCGCACCTCGCCGGAATTTGCCTGCAAGAAGCTGCTGGCCGCGGGCGAGACGCGTATTTTCGATTTTGCCCGCGTGTTCCGCAACCGCGAGCGCGGCGCGCTGCATCACCCTGAATTCACCATGCTGGAATGGTATCGGGCGAACGAGCCGTATGAGACGCTGATGGACGACTGCGCGGCGCTGATGGCCGCGGCGGCGCGCGCCGCCGGCGCCAAGCAGTTCACGTTTCGCGGCAAGACCATCGATCCTTATGCCGCGCCGGAGCACGTGAGCGTGGCGGAAGCCTTCGAGCGCCATGCGGGGGTCGATCTGCTGGCGACGGTTGCCGACGGGAAGGGCGACGGCAAGAAACTCGCCGCTGCGGCGGCCAAGGCCGGCGTTGCTACGACGGCGGACGACAACTGGGGCGATATCTTCAGCCGGATCCTGGCCGAGCGGGTCGAGCCGCAGCTCGGCGTCGGGCGCGCGACACTCTTATATGAGTATCCGCTGCCGCTGGCGGCGCTGGCGCGGCCGAAACCGGGTAGCGACAAGGTCGCCGAGCGCTTTGAGCTTTATGCCTGCGGGGTGGAGCTTGCCAATGCGTTCGGCGAGCTGACCGACGTGGCCGAGCAGCGCGCGCGCTTCGAGACCGCGATGGCCGAGAAGCAGCGCATCCACGGCGAGCGCTATCCGGTCGACGAGGATTTTCTTAGCAGCCTCGGTGAGATGTCCCCAGCCAGCGGCATTGCGCTCGGCTTCGACCGGCTGGTGATGCTGGCCACGGCTGCGCAACGCATCGAGCAGGTGATATGGACGCCGGTTGTTGAAACCTAATTCATGCAATAAATGCAAGTAATTACAATGATCTATGCCAAGGGGCCGAATCCACAGGCGCCGTTTGGCAACGCTGCTGGCAACATCATGCAAACTTCGCGAAAACGGTCTGGCGAGGTCGCTGGTGAGCTAGAATACGCAAGGCGACCCATTCCGCGCGCAAAGGCTAACCTATGCACGGGCCCCCTGTGGCTGCCTGAGCGCCGCCCCTCGTATTGTCGACCAGATGTGTCAAAATCGATGGAGGCGCCGGTCGGGCCCGATTGTGACGCCGCGCACGGGGACCATAAATGGCGATCGGCTTTTTATTTAAAGCGCTTTGTGTAGCCATTGTCCTATCTGTTCTCATTGCCCTGGGACATTACGGACTCGCGTTCGTAAAAGACGCGTCTCAGAGAGAGGTCCTCGCTACTCTTGCGGGCGCCGCGGCAACCATTTTTGCCGGTTGGCTCGCTTGGGAGTCGGCGATAATGCAGGTGCACCGGGCGCAAAAAGATAGGGTTGAGCGCGCAATAGTTTGCAAAGAGGATGCCGTTGTGGTGGTCGTCCAGCCGGTTCACGCCGCGGCAGCGTGGCTGCTTTTCCTGGACAAAGAATTATCTCAGTCCGGCGATCGCGACGGCAAGTCGCTTCGCATAAAGAGATCTGCGCGTCACCTCGATCAGGTGCTGGATCGAGATCTGTTGCTAGCCCTAATGGGTGAACTTGGCGCGGACGATCGCATTAACCTGCTTATGATCATGGCCACGATGAGGACAGCTCTAGCGATGGCCGAGATACATTCCGACGATGTGCTTTCTACGGATGATCTCAGCCGCATCCGGGAGGTCGTCGCAAAATTGGAGCCCCGCCTGCATCGCTTCGATAGCGATCTCCACAAAGTATTTCTGAGGGATTCGGGGTTGACGATTGAGCAGAAAGGTTAGCGTCATGGGCCCGCCGCGGGAACGGCGAGCCCAATAGTTCGCCCCGTCACGCTGACCGATCTTCGCAGATGATCTCCGCAAATCCAGAGAGGTCCCGCATGCCCCGCGCGTGCGTTTCAAGCGCCTGACCAATTGCGGTACGGATCATATATTCTTCACGTGTCATTTGGTCGTTCGGTTCGATCAGGCCCACGAGCGATTCGGCAACGAGCGTTTGACGCACCGCCCTTTGTTCGAGATCGGTGAGCATCTTTTGGAGAAGTTTACGGCCGATGATCGGGCGCGCGCGCGAGGGCGTGCGCTTGGCTTTTCTGGTTTTCATGATTGCACCGCCTTACTGGCGAGCATCGCCGCTATGCGTGACAGTAAATCCCGAGCCGCAACCTTGGCATGGTTATGATTTGCGAGCAGGGCCGGTTGGTCATAAGACCGCTCGTGGGCTTCCAGATGGCGCAGCAAGGCCGCGCAGCCGGCCAGGGTTGTAGGCGTCAACTTCACGAGCTCAACATACGCGGCATTCGACCTGACGCACAGTTCGCCCGCCTGATCCTCCAACGCCTTGATGGCCGGCGTTAGATATACTGCGCCCCGCATTATTTCGTTGTCGTAAATCCCGCCGAAGGCGGCCTCGGCCTGCTGGTGTTTCTCGATAGCGGCGAAGATCTGATCGACGTCGGCCGGCGGCATTGATGCCATTGCGGGAACGGCGAGCGATGGCAGGGCAACCGCTAGTCCATCCCAATTCCGCAGTTCTCCCGCCATGCCGCGGATTGCCATTTCTACCGAATATGCATGTGCATATTGCTCGTCGTTGCCGTCGAAATAGAGGTCAAAACCCCAAGAGCCATTGTCTATTGAATATTCTCGAACAAACGCCAGCAACGCGATCAGCCCGGCAGGCGTCGTCGGAACGGTGTGGGCGAGCGCAATGCGTGCCGCGATGCTTTCTTTGACGGCGGCGACCATTTCCGGCGTGCGGTGATCATCTGGCGCTTTATCCAATTTGATGCTTGCGCCCTCGGCCGCGTCCTCGCGCTGAGCTAGTGCGAGAAACTCTTTGTACTCCTTCCGGGCGCGATCGATTGCCGCAAAGGTGGGATCGTCTTTAATGGACGTGGCGGCAAACGCAGGGACGGCGAGCGCAGGCAGCATAGCGGCGCCGGCGAGAAGCGTGCGACGTGAGGTGGTCTGCATGATGGCGAGCTCCTGTTGATGGGAGCCACGGCCAGGCGGAAAACCCGATGGTTTTGGGATAGGTTTGATTCGGTCATCGGTCGTCGCCCGTCGCGGCGGTTGATGGCAAGTCTTGGCCGGCGGGTGTTTTAACCACCCGCCGGCTGAGCGCATTAGACGCGCGAATCCTCGGTCTTGCAACGGGGGAGGGTGTGCAGTGTTTCCGGGAAAGCCGCGGCGAGCCGTCAATTCGGCTTTTCAGCCGGCGCCCCTAAATTCTCCACCGCCCGGTCGATCGCCGCATCAGTCCCGGCGAATCGCTCGGGATCCTCTAGCTTCATCTTTTCGCGTGCCGCGCCGTGAGCCGCCACCAGCCGGTCGACCAATTCGGTCGCATCGCCTTTCGGAATGTCATCGAAGCCGCGCAATCGATATTCGGCCATCACATCGGAAACGCCCTGCCACTCATTTTTCGGGCCGTAGCGTTCGACCAGCAACCGGAGTTCGGCGATGCAGAGACTTTCGAGCTCGCCGGCGGATAGGCCCTCGTGCGCGCGGCCGCGCCTCACGTAGCTTTCCAGGTCAGCCATTCGGTCGACCAAAACTAAGGCCGTCAATTTTTCGCTGTGGTCCATGAGCTCACCGATGGGGCCTTCTCGCGCAACGGGCGCGCGTCAGCCTGGCGCTCTTGCAGGAGTGCGCCGGCGGCTCTCCTTCTCGCGCCCTGCCGCCTGTGCGTTTCCGCAAAACTGCGCCCATGCGTCCATCAGGTCAAAGGACCAATTGCCCTAAACCGCAAACGATCGCTGGGCGTACACAGCAAACACCCATGACCCTCGCTTGGTTTGAAATGAAAGAGGCCGCCAACTCAGGGGGGCAATGACAAGTAAGATTTAATCAGGGTCCGGCTCTAGTACCTTAGGTTTAGGCTTCGGCTTAGGCGCGACACGACGCGGTGGGGGCGCTGCTGCGGCACGTGGTGGCGGGGCACAACGCTCGACGGCTAACGCCGCAAGATATTGCTGACGCGCTTGCAGCGCGGCTACGTCTTTGCTCGCTGACCCCTTTGCATCCATCGCGAACCATACCGGCCAGACCACGATGCCGACAACGCCCGCAACGACGTTCTGAGCAACCTTTAAACCCTGCTCATCAGCAAGTTCTTTAACTCGTACGTTGTTTGCTTGAATTTCCGCGCTGATCATTGTGCAAGTCGAGGTTTGATCTTGCGGTTGTACGATAGCGATAGGTTCCGGGTCACGCCCCGCACACGCCGCCAACGCAAGGCCGGCAGCCGTTGCCGCAAACACCCCGATACGCATAACTAAAATCCCCCAGACCCCACACCATCATCGGACAACTAAGGGGTGAGGGCAATCGGGGGCACTCGTATATGATTGATCCGGCAAATTAGGACACTGGGGTCAAATACGGACAGTCCCCGGCGCCCCATAAGAACGTTCCGTGAAATGAGAACGGAAATGAATTGCCGAAAAAGGGCATAGTTTTTCCGGCAATGCCGGAACGGTTACGCGCGCGGCTATCCCGACGACCTGCCCGTGCCGGCCTTCGGCCCGCGCATGGTGTGCACGACCTCCAGCGCGATCGGCGCCGACGCTCGGCCAAACTGGAATGAGAGAGCACCCATTGCACTATTTGGACGCCATTCTTGACGCAAACCGATAGGCCGTATCGAGATCCGCTCAGCGGATGCTGACGGCCAAGGGCATCCCAAATGCTCCCCGGTCGGCGGAAATCACGAAGGAAGGATGGTCCAGATCTCGGACGGTACACCCGTGCGTTGGGAATTCATCGGCTAAGATCAACCGATTCTCCGAAACGCGAAATTGCGCGGCGAAGTCAAAACGAACGACGAGCCAGCGGGTTGGTCATCCACTTGCACAGTCACCTCAATTACCCCAGCACCTACATCCGTACGAGTCTTGACCTCAACGTTCACCTCTGGCGCTTTCGGTGGCGCAGGAGGAGGTTCGGTTGCCGGCGGCGGCGCGGCGCGATCCTTTACGGTGGTCATTGGTTCACCCTGGAGGAGGTAGGCTTAACGCACTTGGAACGTGAGTAGTTCCTGACACCCGTTTATGGCCCAATCCGGGCGCCATCTTCACACGATTCTGGATCTCTAGAAAAGCTTTCAGTGGGTGATAAAGCCCGTCGGCAACAGAAAACACGAGCGGGACATCCCACCGACTTTCGAACACGCGGCGCGACTCGCTATCCACCGTCACGAATCCCAAAACGATCGATTTCTGACCAGTAAGAAATGGTGCGGGTCCATGCCGGACCGCGCATGCGATCGTACTCCTATATGGTAGCGGCCAAAAGTCTTTAAAAGGCCTTAAAATGCTCGACTTTTGGGGCAACCGGTCACCCCAGCTTGGATTATAGGCTCTGAAACTCGTGGACTCAAAACTCCCATCTTTCAGGAGATTATTCGAAAAGTAGTGCCAAGTGCTGTTCGTGTTGTCGAACAACTTCAAAAATGGTGGGTTCTTTATCAGCGGGTCGTGATTTTGCTCAACGCGACGATTATCCATCTCGACGCAAGTCGAGGATGAGCCCTCGTCTCGAACAAGCGTATAATAATAAGCTTCGTTCTCGATATGATAAATCAACTTGATCGACGTACGACAACTCGTTCCAGTCAATGAAACGAAAATTAAATTCAATTGATCAAGAACGTGCGCAAATTTCGTTTTACAAATCTCAAAAAACGATTCGAACTCGCTCACGCTGGCTGTGTCGGCCGGTTTGTGTTCTTCGATGTAAGTATGAATCTCCTTTACCAACTCCGCAATACGGTTTGTGTACCTTGTGATGTTTGCGTATTTTTCCTTTCGGCTGGTCACCAGTTCACGATAAGCAAGCAACGCGAGTAGAAGAGCGGCGGTGAGCACGACGTAAATTTGAGCGGCAATCGCTCGGCTATTCACACCCTCCAGCCAATACTTTACCGCTTCAAAACCGGCGAGCCACGCGCCGATCCCGGCACCAAATTCAAGCAATAGCCGTGCCCAGGCCGGAACCCATGAAAACGCATTACGAAGCATCAGGCCCTCCGGCCTCAACCAATGCGCGCATATTGTTTTGTCATACCCAGAGGTGTCAAGCGTTTTGGCACTGGCACTCCCGCTTCATCGCGAATTACTGGCAATTGATGCGACGGCTGCAACTGGCGCTTCCATGTCAGCATCTCCCGCAAATCGGGAGCGCGCGGCGCATCATTCGAATTCTAGATCGTTAGCGCGGAGTTCGGCGTGTCGGGAACAGCGGTCTCTCCAAAATCAGATCAGGTGTTTTGATCAGGCGGCTACAGCAGCAGCCTTCCGCTTCCTGCGCCAGCCGAGCCCGCGTCAAAGTGCGAGCCCTTAGTACGGGCTGGAGTGCCCGACCCATTCCGCGTAAAGTTGCAAACCGAAGCCACAAAAAATCAGAAAAAGGCCGAACCTGGATCGGTTTTGATATCGTCGCTTCTGTTGTTCGATCTCATTATTTTTTAGGCCATCCTCCGCAGTCGAGTGCAATAATAAAGCACTGCGTCTTGTCTCGAAACTTGGCTGAGGTGGACCCCATTTGAAAATTATCAGGACTCCCAACATCCCGAGCGCAAGGCCGATTATGTTGAGCCAGTGAGCGCTCATTTTACCGATGTGCTGTTTCGTCTCCTGCGCCATCCAAGCAGGCCCAACGCGCCGAGGCCAGAGGCGAAGAGTGGGAGAGCGGCGGGGAGGGGGGTCGCCCCGGAAATAAAGAGGGGGGCCGCCCCGGAAATAAAATTGATGCCGAGGCCATCAGAGGCATCCACCGTCAGCTTCAAATCGAATGGGAGAATACCAACACTCGTCACAAGGCCGACTGTCGAAAAATAATCGACGAACTGAAAGTACCGCGACGTATCTGTGACAGAAATAGTGACTGGGTATCCATCTCTGGCAACGATATAGCCTTCTGGAAAGTCTATTCCGCAAATGCATTCGAAGACGCCACCGAGTAGGCCGCAATCTCCGGGGGCGGCGCAAGCTTGCGGAATGAAGAAACCGGTATTGACACTTCCGGATTGAGAAACCTCTGTGTAGTCTATGAATCCGGAAAAACTAGTAATACCCGGGGTAGAGAGTAGCTCGACGATAGTGGGCTGCATGGATTCGGTTATCGTAATTGACCCTGGCGTTGAAAAGTCGCCTGTTATCTCGAGCTCGACTGTATTGCCCGGCAAAAGATTAAACGTGGCCGCGTTGGCGCTGTTTGCCATATAGGGAAACAAGCCAGTAATCAGAGCAATGGCGAACGAAAATCGTCGCGTCTTAAAATTTTGGATGGCTTTGCTGTACCAAACAACAACGCGAAATTTGATTGACCGCACACTACGCATAACACTCTTCCCTAAACCGTTAAGTAATTGTGTCACCTCAATTAAATTACTAAGCGTATTGATATGGAACAAAAGGTCGCTTGATAGACATCAACAGAGCAACGCCGCGACAGCAGACGGCGGGGCTTTCAGCTTCGACCATCGACTTTATTGAGTGCGCTGCATAGGGCCTACCTGCAGCAATGATTAACCGGGCGCTCTTGCAACGGCCTTGCATCGGTGCTGCTCCTTCTCACGCTCACGCTGCCAACGTATGGTGATCGCGTTCAAAGCGATTGCGTGGCGTTCGCTGGCCGACAACTTTTCCGCGCGCGCTTTCGCCGCCTTCCGGCCCGATCTTGACGAAAACAGCCACGTCGCGCGCGGCGGCGTTCTTACGTTCGCAAGAAGTGGTAAAGATTTTTCGCGTTTCTGCCAGTGAGGTCGCATCTGTGCGGTCATTTTTTCATCTTCGACCGCGATCAACTTAATTCCGAGAAGTTGGAGCAGTGGGCCGAATGTTTTTGGTCCCACGTTTTTTGATCGATTCGGAGCTAGTATTTTGCCAACGTGACCCTTTGCAAATCCAAGGGCCTCTAAGCCTTCGTGGGTGATGCCGATTGCCGTCATGCGCGCCACGATCGCGGCTATAAAACCATCGTAATCGGCGATGATGGCGAATGCGCGCTGGTCGAGCATGATTAGGCTGCCTCCAAGGGAAGCCCCGGCGATCCGGATGCAATGAGCACCTGGCCTTTCCGGATCAAGAGATCGAGCCCGGTGGCGTTGGATAAGACCGTCACCGGCCTCGGTTCGGCCGCCGCGGTTCGCTCGAAAGATTCAGTTCTGCACTTGAGACAAAGCGGCACACCGATCGCGCCTCGCGCAGCCGGCCGCCTTTCACAATGGCAACAGATCAACATTTCCGGCGGCGAGGGTTTGAGCATCACGGGTCAATTACCGGATGTCGCGAGTTGTCCGCTGCGCTGGCGGATTCATTCTCATTTGCGCGGCGCGCTTTTGTTCAAAGCTCATATTCTCGTAGCCGGGGATTTTGCCCGCCGGTGGCTCGCCTTCACGGTGGGCTTGGCTGAATTGCGTGCCGCCTTGGCGGCTGAATTGATTGATGATCTTTTCGAACGCCTCGACGTGCTTCGATGTGACAAGCATTTGCTCGATCGCGCCGCCGAGCTCGCTGCCGAGTGTGCCGTGCGCCCAGGTTTTCACCGCATCAATGCGCTGCGGCGCCATAGTTCCGAGCTTCGCAATCTCGGCATTGCGCGCGGTGTTGATTTTGGTGGCCTCCGAAATCCGCTCGGCTGCGTAGACGCCGAGAAAATCCGAAAACGTGCCCTGATCCATTCCGCGTGCGAGCGCCAATTTTCGGGCGTTCGCGAGCACCGGATCGTCTTTGTTGAATTCAAATTTGACGTCGCCGGGCGGTTTGAAATCCGCTGGCACTTTCAATTCATAGCCTTCGGCGCTGGTCGGCAGCGTCAGCTTCCGCGCATCTTCCGCGCCCTGACGCTGCATAATTTCTTTGAATTTGTCGGGGCTGATCTTGACGTCGCCGATCTGCACCTCATCAGAGCCGGTGGGCTGCTGTTGCTGCTGCTGGTCGCTCTGCTGCTGATCGCCCGGCTGTCGAACGGCGGCCGCTTCCCTAGCGTCGCGCGCCGGCGAGTGGCCGCGCGTATTCGGATTTTCGGGCGGCCGTTGCTGCTGCTGGTGCTGAGCCTGCCGGTCGAGTTGCTCGAGGGGCTGACTGTTGCCCGCAGGTGCCGCGCCGGATTGCTGCTGGCCACCGGCCGGTGGTGACTGTGCGCCTGGCGCTGGAATGTCCGTCATTTTTTCATGCCCTTCAAATCTCCGCGCATCGTGCGTACCTACATCGATTACGCGCTAAGACGCGGCCCCAGCCGTGTAACTCCACGTCCCGAGAGTCAGCCCCGCGGCTGTGATTGTTCCACTACTTTTTGTGCCACCGGCCGAGCGAACGTCATGCGCGACGAGATCTAGGTAGCGGGCGATCCACGCGACTTCGATCGCGCGCGTCTCACTGACGGGAAGCGCGCTTGTTACCGAAAACGTTGGCGCAGCCATGGCTCATTCTCCCTCTATAAATTTGTAGCTTCCCTTGAGCTCGCCGAACTCAAATCCTTGCTCGCCATTTTGGGCGCCTGTATTTGCGAGCCGGTCGGACACGAGCCGCAAGGCCGCGGAAAATTCGGCAATGCGGGCTTGCGCCTCTCGCTCGCCCGTCGCCTTTTCCCGCTTCGGCGCGGTGATTTCGACCGTGATCCTCATGCCGCCTCGCTGTGATTTCGTTTCGGAACACCCGGCCGCGGCGTCTCGGCGGCGAGGACCGCGATGCGCAGGCCGAGCACCGCCAGCATCAGCGGAAGCGTCAATGGCCCGAGAATTTTCGAGCCGGTCAGTATTTTCCTGACGTAGCTTTCGCCCAAGCCGCACCGCGCCGCGATCTCGGCGCTGCTCAGGCTCAGCGCCCGCTTGCGCGCGCGCAGCGCCGCGACAACCGCCGCATAGTCATCGACCGTCGCCAGCGTGCTGCCGGGCTTCGCATTGCCCCAATTCGCGGTATCGATCCGCTCAATCATCGTCGCGCCTCCAATCGGTCGTCTGCTCGATGGCACGCCTCAAATTTTCTTACAACGCACCGCCTCGGGACACAGGCGCGCCCTCGGGGGCGCGCGTAATCTGCGGGAAAGCCCAGCCGCGCGCGATCAATTCGGCTTGCCGGCCGCGTCCGGCCCCATGTCCGTGCCGTGCTGCCGCAAGGCGCCGGCCGCGTGCTCCAACTCGGCAGCGAGCGCCAGCACGTCCGCGCCACTCTCAACCCACGCAACGCCACGCCCGGCCAGCGACGTGATGAGAAACGCAAAGCGCGGTTGATCGCCACTCGCCGTCGTCGACACCACCGCGCCAAAATCGGCCCACGTTTCAAACGTGATGCCTTCCGGCTTTTCCAGTCCTGAGATTTTCGGTGTCACCATATTTTCAGCCTCCGGGTGTTCTAATGGCGAGGATGGATGAGCAAATCGAGCGGCGCGGGCGAACACTCAGTTTTGCCCCCGGTCGTCGCTAATGGACTTTCTGAGCTCGCGAGGGTGCCGGGGCCCTCCTGCGAGGCGCTGGTCGCGCCGTGTGCCGCGCTGGCGTGCGCTCCCTCTGACTCTCACCGAAGTAAAGGCACGCGCGCGCAAGGTTCGGCGCCTGTCCGCGTATCGATCGAAGCGCCGAACGCGCACCGCTGTTGCCAAGCCGTTGCCAGATTTGAGCGTTGGGTGGGCCAGCAGGCCACAAAGCCCTTGTCTGCATGCGTTTCTGTTCGCTCGGCCAACTGATTGACTGCTAGTTTGTCGTTGGATTGTGCATCGTCGTCCTCGCCGTCGAGCCCGCGGCTGCGCGGTGCTGCGGTCGTCGGGGGAAGATAGTTGCTCATTCCGCGGCATCGTCTTCGCTGTTCGCCGTGAGCTCGATCACGCGCGGCGCGGGCTGCACTGGCTGCGTCGGCAATGCTCGGCCCTGCGGATCAACAACGACGATCAGAAGGCCTGGGCGCACACCGCTGCCCGCGAAGGGTGGCTGCTGTTCGGCGCTGCGCTCGAGCTCCTTCGCTGCGGCAACCCGCGCCATCGCGTTGTCGCTGGCGTCCCTAACGTCGACCAGGGCGTGCACATTGCGGGCCCGCTCGCTGGTCCGCAGCAAATCGAGCTCGGCGAGATAGGCCGCCTTTACATGCGATTTTCGCAGCGCCGAGCGCAATCCATGATCGGTCATGCCGGCGGCCACGGCTGCATCAGCGCGCTTATCGCCTTGCCAGATCATCCGCTCGATCGCGGTTCGCAGCTTGCCGGTGACGCGGTGCGGCGCGGATCGACCGTGCACAGCGAGCGCCTGGCGCGTGGGCTTATTCATCGTCGGCCTCTTTTCAGAATGTTTTGGCGCGTGCGTGAGCATCGAATACCTATTCCCCGCCCTTTTGCGCCTCGTTTTGTTTCTGCATCCGGCTTTGTGCTGTGCGGCTTTAAATGGCCTTCAGGGTGTTCCGGTTGATGGGCTTTGGCTGACGTGCGGGCGAGGGTGCTGGTGGTCATGCTGGTGCACCGTGGTGGTGATGCGCCGCAGAGCGAGCGAAGGCGAAGCCGAGAGCGAGCGATGGTAGGCGCGGAGTGCTGAGCCGAGGCGCGAGGGAGAGAGCAACTTTGCAACTCTCTCTTTAGCAACTCAGTTGCGCTAGTTGCGCTTGGGTTTAAGGCAGTGCCAACCGGGAATAGTTGCGCCAAGTTGCGCTTTAGTTGCGCAGTTGCGGTTGTCATGGTGTCACCCATATCCACCGCTGATCGAAGCCGATCGTATCGCGTGCGCGTAGTTGACTTAGACTTTTGGAGAGCACGGCGCGGAATGCGTTGGGCTTTCGATCTTGCTGCCAATCCATTGTGCTGCAATAGTTTTTCAGCAGGTCGTGGTTGACAGCGCGTGCGCCGCGGGGTGCTGCCACGCTGTCTATGTTGGTCTGTCCGGCTTCTTCGATCGCGTGCTTGATGATCTTCAAGAGGTCGCCCGCCACGCCGGTCGGCGGTCGCCTCGATTTAGTTGCGCTTGGTTGCGCCAGGGCCGGCTCGGACACGATTTCGACCACGCAAGTCATCGTTTCGGCACCTTCCTTCGCGTCGTCAAAAGTTGCGCTTGTATCCCCGATCTCGACCGGCAAAAGCCGGAAAGTCCAAGTTGCGCCTTCCGGCCCGTCTTTCATTTCCTCGATTTTGACGCGGCTGTAGCCGTCGAGTTTTTCCACTTCCCAGGTAACGTCTGATCCGCCATTTAGGGAATTCGAGCCGCGGCCCTTCCTGCCCGGGTCCTTGCCCATGTGGTGGATCGGAACGACTAGGCAGCGGTAATGCCGCTCGATGATCCCGCAGCGGTCGACGAAGCGGCCCATGTCCTTCGCTGTATTTTCGTCGCCGCTCCCCATGCAGCGGGCCAGCGTGTCGAGCGCGATAGCCCGGGGCGGCGGCAATCCTCGATCCGCAATGAACCTGTCAAGCACCGCGATGAGTTGGTGCGCGTCGGTTGTCTCAGACCCAAGATCCGGAACTTCCTCGATCATAAAAAACGGAACGCCCTGGCCCTCGACGCCATGATGCCGGCGAAGCGCAATCATGCGGCGCTTAAACCCCGAAACGCCCTCGCCGGTAAGGTAGATCACCGGGCCCTGCAGGACGGCGCGGCCGGCGTAGGGCACATTCCTCGCAATCGAGAAAAGGGCATCGCTCGCGAGGAATGACTTGCCGGATTTTGGCGGGCCGACAATGCAGGCGAGCCCTCGCGCTGGCAGCAGCCGATGAATCGCCCATGCTGGCTCAGCAGAGAGCGTGACGTCATCGATTGCGACCGGGGTAAAACTCTTTGCCAGCATGATCGGCTCAGCCGTGCCATCGCCCGGCGCCAGCCCGTTTCCGCCGGCGCTCGTTGCCGGTGGTGTCTCGTTGTCCCAGGCGCCGCCCTCGTGCCCATTCGTTTGCGCGGGCGCGTCGTTGAATTCGAGAACCTTCGCCTTCGGCTCAATGCGCTCTAGCTCTTCATCTATTCCGCGATTGAATTCGTCCGCGAATTGCTCGGTGGCCGTTTTCATTTTAGCGGGCCTTTCTCAAACGGGTTCCAGCCGCGCAGCGCCCAGGTGATCGCGTGCGATATATTTTCCGCGCCATATCGGCGGATACTCTCGCGCACATCGGTGCCGGTCCATCGGCCATTCTTGGCGATCAGGTTGACGTCGATCGCCAACGCCATGAAGGCGTCGTGAACTACTTTGCTGGCGCCGAGATCGCGTGCCTGCTTAGCCGCGGCCCAAAAAATATGAACGATCTTTTTCGTCGCCGGCGGTGGAATCGCTTCAATGCGCTCGCGCGCCTGGTCGATCACCTTGGTGAGCAAGTCCGGCGCGGTGATGGTGGAGCTGGCGGCGTCGGTCATCGTGCCTCCTCGAAGGCCGCCGCGAGAATTTCCTGCACGCCGGTGGCCCCTATCGCGCGGACAAGGCCGCTTTGCTCTGCTGCGTCTTGCAAAACGTCGACCGCTTCGCCGAGCTCGAGCAGATTTTCGGCGTACAACCTCGCGCGCGCCCAAGCGCGCAGCTTTAAAACCTCGAGCGGATCGACGGCGGGGGCGGGGCTATTCATTCGATTCCTCGCGCACCTCAACCGCGCGCAGGCCGAAGCGTCGGCCCAACACCTTCAATGCTGCCCGTAAAGCGCGCAGGGCATCGACGCCCTTTTCCGCACGCAAACGGATCAGGAAGATTGGACGTGGCTCGCGGGTGTCAATCATCGCTTAGCCTTGCTCGGCTGTACCCGCTGAACCTTGATGATCGCGGTGTTCCGAAATGCTTCCGCCGCCATTGTGCGCAACTCGTCTTTTCTCAAACGGGGCGACCGCCACAAGCTGCGGCCGCGCTGGATCCGCTGCCGATCGCCCGTATTTTTGTATCGATCCCTCATTGTGGAAGCTGGTGTGTTGCGGGCTGGCGCGCGGCAATCTGATCGCCGGCGCCTTTCCGGCGGGCTCTCACGACCCTCATCCGAAGTTTATTTGCCTCGCGCTCAGCAAGCTTAAAGGGCCATTGCAGGCGCTTGGCCCGGAGCCGCATTTTCTCGCGGTGCCGCCGGCGCCAGGGCGTAATTGGCGCAGCCCGCGATGTGCGTTGGTCCCGCGATCGTGGGCTGATTTGGGTCTGGTCGTTCATGTGAGCCTCGTCGCGCTTGCTTTTGATTCGCGGCGGGCTTAAATCAGCATCGCTTGCCAGCGATTGATTGTTGCCCGTAGAAATCCAGACGGCGGCCCTAACCCGGCCGCCGTTTCGTTTTCCTAGGCTGCCTTAACGGTCGCGTCGCGCTCGACTATCTTTTGAGCAAGCCACGCATCGATTTCGTCTTCGACCCATAGCGAGCGCGAATTGGGGAACAGGCGAAGACGCTTCGGAAAACGATTGAGCTTCTCTTGCCGCCAAATTGTTGATGGGTTGGGCTTGTGGCCAAGCGCGGCCTCCAACTTTTCGGCCAACCGCCTGCTATCCAAAAATCTCGCCATAGGTTTCCTCGCATCGAATCGAGTATCGATGCTTCGGAATACGATTAATTGTAATGGATTGGCGGGCGCACCCAGGGCGCAAAATCGCGATCGAGTGCACCCGCAGTTTAGGGCTTATCTTTCCGATGCTTGGCCTTCCGGCCCGCTCGCGTGCTTGGCCTCCGGGCCAGGCGCACTTGATCCCTGTTGGAATCTTTCTCAAAGACGATTTCGATCAGGTCGGTGACCTCTCCCTCGCACCATTCGCCGCAGTGCGTTTTGAGGTACTTGCCGACACGTCCTATAAACGCTTTTTGATCCCGCGACCCGCGTACATTCTGTCGACTAACCGGCGGTGAATTGGAATCGTAGCTGCTCCGGTGGAGCTCCAAAATGCGCTTATCAAATGTCGGGAGAAGCCAAGATAGATCAGACGGCCAATCGGCGTCGTCTATCGCTGTTTTCATTTCCCGCTTCAATTTTTCCCACTCGGATTTGACCTGCTTGTCGTGCTCAACGATCCGATCGACTGACCACGTTGCGGAGAGAACGAAGTCGATAAATTCTTTAGCGTCTAATGGTGGCCGACAATGGCGAGCAGCGACCTTTTGGATTTTGCGCCACATTTCGTTGGTGCCAGCGAATTCCCGCCAACTGTCGATGATCTGCTGGCACCGAGGATCAGCGATTTGGTACCGCTCGAGATCATCCGTGAAGGACGTGGCCGACAGCATGACGTCACCGCCCCACCGCCGAAGAAGGGTCACGCGAGGCAAACGACACAACATTCTCGGGCGTCGGCTGCACGATATCGCGCAGACGCGCGCCCCACTTTTCCAATGCCTCGCGCTTCTCAACGGCTAAATCGTATCGGTCATAACGATCGACGATGCCCGGCTTGACGTGGGCGAGCACGGCTTCCTTTACGTCGTGATCGATCCGCAGTCGCGACAGCCCCGAGCGGAGCGTGCGTCTCAAGTCATGGTTGACCCACGGCGCAAGCTTCACCTTGGCAGGATCCTCGCCGCGCATGCGCGCCAGCGCCCGCAAGCAGCGTAGCATTTTGACGTCGAGCCGCTTCTTGACTTTGTCGTTCATCCAGACAGGACTCGTGCCGCCGGTGACGGAGAACAGAAAATCGCCGCCCTTGAAGCGCGGCAACTCCTCGATGATCGCCAGCATATCGGAGGTCAACGGAACAGCGTGCGGTCGTGCCGCGTCGTCGGTGCCCTTCATTCTGCGCGCCGGGATCGTCCAGAGCTTTTCCTTTAAATCGAATTCACCCCATGAGGCGTCGGCAACCTCGTTCAAGCGCAGGCCGGTCAACACGAGCATTCGGTGGACCGCGCCATAGGGGTAGGGCGTGCGCAGAGCGGCGCGCCAGAACGCGAACAGTTCGAGGTCGGTCAACGTGCGGTCGCTCGAGCGTTGGGCGCCAAGTATGCGCGTCGCCCGCAGACGGTCGCAGGGCGACAGCTCGAGCCCGAAGTCGCCGCGCTCGATCGTCCAGGAAAAGAACGCGCGCAGGTAGGCAAACAGGTTGCGCGCCTGGCCGGGGGTCGGCTTCGCGGCACCGTTGTGGTGCTTTTCCTTCGCGCCGCGCTTCGCCAGCATCGCGGCGGTGCCGTAATCGCGCACGTCCTCGATGACGTCGCGCACTTGGTCGCGGGTGATCGCCGTGATCGGAAGATCGCCCCAGATCGGCATGAAAGTGCGCAATAGTAGACGCCTGACTTCGCGGCCGTTGCGTTGCTTGAGCTTGGCGGGGTTGGGGCCGATCACATGCAGGCGAAGATAATCCTCGACCGCGGCGCCGAACGTATTTGCCCGTCGCCGCAGCGCCGCCCGGCGGATTGCTTCCTCGGCCTCGGCCGGGTCGATACCGGCGGCGATCTGCTCTTTCCAACGCACGGCCTTGGCGCGCGCGTCGGCGAGCGTGATCTCGCCATAGACCCCGATCGCCCGCCTTGTCGGGTGGCGGCTGCCCCCGTAGCGTGCCATCAGCACAAACGTCCGGCGCCTGCTGTCGGACACGCGGACTCCGAAGCCGGCCACGGTTGAATCCCATGTGTCGATTAGCTTGCCGGGTGCCGCGGCCTTCAATGCCTTCAACGTTCGGTCGGTCAAGTTTCGTTTCGTCATGTGCTCGATACCCCCCATTCTGGCAACACGCTGGCAACAAACTTCGTGCAATACAGTGTTGCCAGACGCAACGCGATGATACTCCTTGCAACGGGTAATGCAAGCAAGACAGGGGTTTTTTGACGGCGACCAAACGATATGCAATGGCATGCAAAGCGACGAAACGGCTAGGAAACTGATATGGACGCCGGTGGTCGAGCCGTGAACAACAACACATACAGGGAATAGCGATGCCTACGTTCAGAACCGCACAACAAATCTGCGATCACGGATTTGCGCCGAACGAGCAACTGCCCGCACTGGAGGCAGTCGCCGCGCGCTACGCGGTGGCACTGCCGCCGGCTTTGGCCGACTTGATCGATCCGAACGATCCACACGATCCGATCGCGCGCCAGTTCGTTCCCGATGCGGCGGAGCTCGATCATCGGCCGCAAGAGCTCAGCGACCCGATCGGCGATGACGCGCACAGCCCGGTCGAAGGCATCGTGCACCGCTATCCCGACCGCGTGCTGCTCAAGCTCACGCCGATCTGCGCGGTCTATTGCCGGTTCTGCTTCCGACGCGAGACGGTCGGGCCCGGCAAGGCGAACGCGTTGTCGGCGGCGGCGCTTAGCGCTGCGCTCGACTACATCCGCAGCCGGCCGGAAATCTGGGAAGTGATCCTCACCGGCGGCGATCCACTGGTGTTGTCGGCGCGCCGCCTGCGCGAGGTGATGAAGCGCCTCGGGACAATCGAGCACGTCAAGGTATTGCGCATTCACACCCGCGTCCCGGTCGCGGAGCCGGCGCGCCTGACGGCGGAACTGGTGCGGGCGATCAAGGTCAAGGGAAAGCCGACTTACGTGGCGCTGCACATCAACCATCCGCGCGAATTGACCGCCGCGGCGCGCGCGGCCTGTGCGCGCATGGCGGACGCAGGGCTGGTTCTGCTCGGGCAATCGGTTCTGCTGGCCGGCGTGAACGACACGCCGCAGGTGATGGGCGATCTGATGCGCGCGCTGGTCGAATGCCGGATCAAGCCGTACTACCTGCATCACGGCGATCTGGCGCCCGGAACCGCGCCTTTGCGTACCGACATCGCGACCGGGCAGGACCTGATGCGTGCCTTGCGCGGGCGATTGTCGGGGTTATGCCAGCCGACTTACGTGCTCGACATTCCCGGCGGCTACGGCAAATCGCCAATCGGCCCGGACTATCTCGCGTGCACCGGTTCAAACGGCGCGGCGCATTTCGTCGTCGAGGATTTCAACGGGCGCCGGCATCATTATCCGCCGGCGGGTTAACGCGACCGGCGCGTAGCGGCTCAGTGGTGTCGGATCGACAAAAAGTCGAGCAGGGCCGCCGCCACCGCGAGGCTGGCAAAGCCGATGAACACCACGGCGATCACGGCATTCATGACGTAGTGCACGTCGCGCCGCAGCTCCGCCACCACATTTTTGCTTTTGATCATGGCCTGACGCTCCCGAGGAGAGCTGCTTGCAGGGCAACACCAATGTACCCGCAAGGAATCGTCCGGCCCATAATTTCTACATTAAAAATCGCGTGAAATGCGGCACATCTGCGCATGGCAGCCATATCGGAACCGCCAGCGCCAAAATGGCGCGCCCTAGGGGATTCGAACCCCTGTTACCGCCGTGAAAGGGGGGCGTTACGGTATTTTTTAGTTTACCCGGGTTTAAAAAAGCCCTATAAATAGCTATCTTTAGCCTATAGCAACTCGGGACAACCCCGGGAAACTAGGGCGCATATTTGGTCCAAACAAATATCCAAACCCTGTTACCACCTTATGAAGGAGGTGCCAAAATGCCCCGAACCGTCCGCGACGCGAAGCTAGAAACCCGTGCGGCGCGCGACCGGCTGCACACCGGCCAGACTCCGCATTTCAAAACACTGGTGCCGGGCAAGCTGCACCTCGGGTATCGGCGCAAGAAAAAGGACCTGCCGGGCCAATGGCTCGTTCGGCATTATCTCGGTGGCGAGCGCTACCACGTCGCGCCGCTCGGCCTGGCCGATGACTTCCAGGACGCGGCCGACGATGCCGACCTGTTGACCTTCGCGGACGCGCAGCGGGCGGCCCTTGCACACAAGCAAGCGCGGCAAGGGCGCGGCAAGGGCAAGACCGTTGCCGAAGCGATCAAAGACTACGTGACGGACGTGCGAAGGGAACGCCCGGCCACCGCCGACGATGCCGAGCAGACTGCGGCTCAGCTGATCCTACCCACGCTCGGCAGGATCAAGCTCGCGGATTTAACAACCGACGACATCACTGACTGGCGCAACGCCTTGGCCAAGCAGGGGGCGCGGTTGCGGACGCGCCCGGGCGAAAAGCAGAAGTTCAAGGCCGCCCCGGAGACCAAGGATGCGCTGCGGGCACGCCGGGCGACGGTAAACCGCATATTGGGCGTTCTCAAAGCCGCCTTGAACGCGGCGGTTGCGCCAGCGCGAAGGGATGGCATCACGCTTGACCCGACGCCGTGGCAAAGCGTCGAGCCGTTTAAGAAAGTTGATGCTGCGCGACCGGGTTTTTTGTCGATCCCGGAATGCAAGCGACTCATCAATGCTGCCGATCCCAGCTCTGGTTTTCGCGATCTCGTTCGCGGAGCGCTCACCACCGGCTGTCGATATGGCGAGCTATGCGCCCTTCAAGTTCGCGACTTTGCGCGCGGCAAGGTCCATATTCGCGAAAGCAAAAGCGGCAGGCCGCGCGATGTTGAGCTTTCGCCTGAGGGCGCTGCATTCTTCGAGCAACTAACGGCAGGGCGCGCTGCGGATGCTTTGATGTTTCAGCGGCCCGGCGGCAGCGCTTGGCTCAAATCAATGCAGGCTAGGCCAATGCGGGAGGCGTGCCGGAGGGCGAAGATTGAACCGCCGGTCGGGTTTCACCAACTGCGCCACACTTGGGCGAGCCTCGCGACGATGAACGAGATGCCGATGATGGTGGTGGCCCGCAACCTAGGGCACGCAAACACACTGATGGTCGAAAAACATTACGGCCATTTGCACGACGACTACATCAAAAAGGCGATCCGCGCTGCTGCGCCGAAGTTCGGTTTTGTGCGGGACAAGAAGCTCGCTGTGTTGCCGCGTTAAGTTTCTTTGGGTTGCTAATAAACTTAAGCGGCTTGATTGTAAGGGCACGATTGGCTATATTAAGTGGGCCTGGGCAATCTGGCAGTATCGCAGCCGGCGCGGCAGCCCATAGAGCCACGCAATGAAGGTCGTTTCGAGCGCTTTAACCAGCGCCGAGCGGCCTTTTTTAGTGCACTCGGCGCTCGCATACGGGAGCCTATGTATGTCACCTATCCAAGCTACCGCACAGCCCGAAGCCGAACGCGCGCCTGCGCGCTCACTTGAGCGCGTTGCATTCTCCATTCCAGAGTTCTGCACCAGAAATAATTTTGGGACCGGCACGTACCACAAACTAAAGCGCCTCGGCCTGGGCCCCGATGAAATGCGCGTTGGCAACCTGATCCGCATCACAGCCGAAGCCGAACTGAAATGGCAACGCGCTCGAACATATCCGCGAGGCGCCGAGGCCGACGCCAAGGCCCGGGCCGAAGCTGTAACGGCCGCGCGCGGTCGGAAAGCCGGCAAGCTTTCCGCTGCATCGCCCCATCACGTCTCCAAGCGCAAGCGGCAGAGCGCGTGATCGCACATGCAAAAAATCAGAAACCCCGCCAGCGCGGCAACGCTGGGCGGGGCGGATTACAATGCTTGGCGGCAGAGCAGTCCTTATAAGCCAATTGGGGCAAAAAATAAAGCCCCCATCGCAAGCAACTCGCCGCGTCTGATCTCAGCCGCGCGCAAAATTGAAATTGTTCATCACTACAGTGCCGCTGGCGTGCGGGGGTGGCACATTGTCCTCACTGAAAACGCCGGCCGCAAATCCGTGGCGGCCTACGCATCAAAACGCGAGGCAATCGAACAACTCGGATTTTTTTCGCAAAAACTTCACGCCAAAATCGTCGGGCGCGGATCGGTGGTGCAGCGATGACCACAATCAGCAAGACGACGCTCGCGGTCGTGGCCGAGACGTCCGACCCGCCGCGCCAAACGCATCGCATGGTTGACCAGGCGCTCGCCTATGCGGCGAGAGGCTGGCACGTATTCCCGGTACCGCCCGGCGAAAGGAAATCATATAAGTCCGCCGAATACAGTGAGGGACGAAAGTGGGGCGCGACCACTGATGCCAAGCAAATCGAACGCGATTTTGAAAAGTGGCCAAACGCCAATGTCGGTATTGTTACCGGTCCAAAGTCAGGCATATGGGTAGTCGACGCGGATACGCTGGAAGGCCACGACGTTGATGGCATCGCGTCGCTGCGAGAATTGGAAGCCGAGTATGGGACGCTGCCGAAAACATTGATGGCCGAAAGCCCGAGCGGTTCGCTGCACTACTATTTCAACTACTCGACCAACGCGACGATTAAGAACAGTGAATCAGGTTTCGCGGATGGCATTGATGTACGCGGCGAAGGCGGCATGGTTATCGCGGCGCCGAGTGAGCGCCCAGGTAAAGGCACCTATAGGTGGCTGAACGCGAACGCTGTTGCCGACGCGCCGAACTGGCTAATCAAACTTGCGGTAGGCGCCGGCGAGGGAAGCCGAGTCGCACCAACCGGCGCTGGTGATCAAGGCCCAACCGAGTGGTGCGAACTTCTTACCAATATTCGCGATGGACGTGTGTTGCATAAGTCAACCCGCGGCCTTGCCGCAAAGCTCGTCGTTGCAGGATTAGGCGGCGGTGCAGCTGTCAACTTTCTTTGCGGGGTGATGCACCTGTCAGGCGCAAAGGGAACACCACGCTGGCAGGAGCGCTATGACAATATACGGAACTTGGTGACATCAGCGGAGAAGTTCCGCGATGCGGGTCAAATCGATCTTGCCGAATTAAGAACACGGTTGCTGCAATCAAGCGCCCAGTTCGTCGCCGGGTTCGTGCCGCCTGATTACCTGATCGATGGCTTGTTGCAGCGGCGTTTTGTCTACTCAATGACGGCACCGACCGGCACCGGCAAAACATGTATTGCGCTGCGCATGGCCGCTCACGTGGCGCTGGGGATGGAACTGGCTGGCAGGCAAGTCGAGAAAGGTCGCGTGCTGTACTTTGCTGGCGAGAACCCTGTCGACGTTTGCACGCGGTGGATCAAGCAATGCGAAGAGCTAGAACAAAGCCCGGATGAAATGGACGTATTCTTTCTATCTGGTGCACCACCAATTTCTGATAAAGCCATCCGCGCGAAAATTGACGCTGAGGCAGCTGAACATGGTCCGTTTAGTCTAGTGATCATCGACACCAGCGCCGCCTACTTTCGTGGCGATGACGAGAACAGCAACGCGCAGCTCGCCGCGCATGCGCGGATGATGCGGTCGTTTGTGGAACTCCCCGGCGGGCCGACCGTCATTGTTACCTGTCATCCAACTAAGAATCCTGACATGACCAACCTGTTGCCGCGTGGAGGCGGCGCGTTCCTGAACGAGGTGGACGGCAACCTCGTATGCCTGAAGGAGCCTGGCAGCCCGGTAGTTACGTTGGATACGCATGGGAAGTTTCGTGGCCCCGAGTTCGAGCCGTTCTCGTTCAAGCTGGTGGCGGGGACCAGTGAGAAGCTTAAAGACACAAAAGGGCGGCTGGTTTCGACGGTCACTGCTGAGCCCATCACGCAAGAGGATAGATCTGCACTTGAGGACACCGGGCATGACCGGCAGAACCAACTACTGCGCGTGATGAAGGCCAACGCTGGCCTCTCACTGTCCGAATTGGCCGAGGCGCTGGGGTGGTCGTATAAAAATGGCGGCCCGAATACGAGCATGGTCCACCGCATGATGCTCAAGTTGGCCAAGGACAGACTGGTCGCAAAGAAACGCGACCATTATGAACTCACCAAAAAGGGCAAAGAGGCGTTGGAGGAAATTGAGACAGCCCCTCCACATCCCGCGCAGCCCTTCCTGGCAACGCCGGCCGCCCAGCACACCGCCTAGGTGGTCAAAACCGCGTTTTGCTGGCAAAACGGCTGTTGTGCGGAAAAATGCCACTTTATGAACCGTTTTGGCAAAACGATCGGCGCAAAACGGTCAAAACGATTATTGCAAAAGGTCTTGAGCCGCAGGGGTTATTTGACCGTTTTGCTCAAAACGGACGACCCTAGGGGGAATTTTTAATTCCCCCTCTAGGGTGTCGTTTTGTTTTGGTCCTTACCCTAGGCACAAAACAAAACGGTTCGGGCTAGGCGCCACGTTTTAGCGGCTCCGTTGCGCGGCACATCCGGCTCTTAAGTGAGCATCTATCCCGACTAGCAAACCAGTTTGAGCACACCATAATATGTGGAGTGTCTTGTTCACGGAGAATGCGCCCATGGAATATGCGGTAATCAGCGCGACTATTCAGCGCGGTTTTGGAGTTGCGAGCAAGAACATCAAATCCCAATTGCCCCACTTGGTTCAAATCTTTCCCGAACTGAAAAATATCTATACTGCCTCTATAAATATACTTTTGGACAAACCCTTACACATTGCCAAGCTCGAACGAACTACGCCAATCATTCAATGGTGGGATGCAGATAGTTCGGGAAAGGGTTTTTGGCATCCAGAACAATTTAGCATTGTACCGATCAAGTTTGAGTATCCTGTCAACACTGCGACCAAAGAGGCTTGGCTGCTTGTTTGTCACGATTCCGCGTATTTTCGCGATCCACTCCGCTTTGAAGTGGTCACTGAGAAGCTCAACGGATTAATGCCAGGGCAACAATGCAAAATTCACATTCAGAAAACCGCTGACATTGATGTGGGGTAGGGGCGACCCCACGACCCGCCAACGCAACCCTCCCAACGCCAAATTTTTCCTGGCCCCCAAATTGCCCGTGCCGATAGGCGCTCGCCGCAGCCAAAAACGAAGGACGCCCCCTTATTAAGGGGGTAAAATAACTCGTATAAACTTATAAAAGCTTATATAATTAAAGCTTTTTCGTCGGTTCTCGGCTATAAATAAGCACAGCGAACAAATATGGAGGCAAATATTACCCCTAGACAGCGCCGCCGTAGCGTCCATGTCGCCTACCGCTCGCAGCCGCATCTCAAACGGGTCCGCCCTCTTGCCCGGCGTCGACGGCCGCTCGACCTGGGTTCGCCGCCTGCGCGATCTAATTGCTCTGCACCTGTCCGATCTGGGCGGTGACGACGCCGTGTCCGAGGCCGAGCGCAGCATCGTGCGGCGCGTCGCAACGTTGACGGTCGAGTTGGAGCGCATGGAAAGCGGCTTCGCCCTGGCCGGTGAAGCGCTGCCAGTGCAGATCGACCTGTACCAGCGAACCGCGAACAGCTTGCGCCGGCTGCTTGAGGCTATCGGCATCGAGCGGCGCCAGCGCGACGTGTCGCCCAGCCTCGCCGACATCGCCGACGAAATTGCAGCTGAAGAAGAGGCCGCCGCCCAACGCGACATCGACACCGAACGCGCGGCTGGCATATGAAGAAGCCTCTCGCCATCAGCGTCTCCGCCGCAATGAGCAGCCCGAAATTGCTTGGCCCGTTCTTCGGTGGCGAAAGCTGGGCTACTTGGCGAGCCGTCATCAAGGCGATGTTTGCCGAGAAGATGAGCGAGGCTGAGATTGCTAGCTTTCGCGAAGTCGCCGAACGCGATCCCCCCAAGCAACGTGTCGCCGAAGCGACCATCATCGTCGGCCGTGGAGGCGGCAAGGATAGCGTCGCAAGTGCAATCGTCACCACCATAGCTGTAAACTTCGATCCGCGAGGAAAGCTGCGGCCCGGTGAACGCGCGGTGGTGATGGCGATCGCAGTTGACCGCGATCAAGCGGCCATCGTTACAAATTATATCAAGGGTTATTTCGAACAGGTCCCCGCGCTCGCCAAGATGGTGAAGAGTATTGATCGCGACGGCATCGCGCTGCACAACGGCGTCACAATCGTTGTGGCTACAAATTCCTATCGCTCCGTTCGTGGCCGGTCGATCTTGGCCGCCGTCTTTGATGAGGTGGCATTTTGGCGCTCCGAGGATTCCGCGACGCCTGATTTCGAAGTAGCCGGCGCGGTCGCGCCAGGGCTCGCGCGCATACCGGGCAGCATGATGATTTTGATTTCAAGCGCGCATAAGCGTTCGGGCTTGCTCTATCAAAAATGGAAAGACCATTACGGCCGCAACGCTGATGATGTACTTGTCGTGCGCGGAACGACACTGCAATTCAATCCAACTTTCGACGCTAAGACCATTGCCCGGCAGATTGAGAAAGACCCGCAGTTATATGGCGCTGAGTATAATTCGCAGTGGCGCGATGACCTCGCCACATTCATCGGTCGCGAGTTGCTTGAGGCCGCGGTTGATCGCGGCGTGCCCGTCCGGTCGCCAATCGCTGGTACGAATTATTTTGCATTCGCCGATCCTTCCGGTGGCGCACACGACAGCTTCACGATGGCAATCGCGCATCGCGAGAAGGACAGCAGCGTCGTGCTCGATCTGCTGTTCGAGCGCAAGGCGCCGTTCAACCCGACGCAAGTGACCTCTGAGATCGCGGCGATAATCAAGAGCTACCGCTGCACGCAAGTTGTAGGCGACAGGTATGCGGCGCAGTGGGTGGTCGAGGCGTTCGCTAAGACGGGCATCAAATACGTTCAAAGTGAGCGCGACCGCTCGGAGATTTATCTTGATTGCTTGCCGTTGTTCACGGCAGGGCGCGCACGTTTGATCGACAATGCGCGGATGGTTGCGCAGTTCGCTGCGTTGGAGCGCCGCACGTTTTCGACTGGGAAAGACCGCGTCGACCACGGCAGGGCTGGTCACGATGACGTTTGCAACAGCGCAGCTGGCGCATTGGTGCTGGCGGCAAGCCACAAGCAGCCGTTTGTTATTTCAAAAGACCTGCTGGCGCGCGCCAGCATGCCAACGAGCTACGCCAACAAATATCCCGACAGCGCGCGACGGACGCGGTCGATGCCGGTCTACTTCCGATGAACCAGAAAAGGAAAACGATATGACCTACGCGATGTTTAGCGACGACGCCCTAAGCAAATTCCGAACCTTTTGTAGCGCAGCGGGCTTCGTGAAGCCACGCGGGCCGGAAGGTGCTTTCGACCAAGCTCTGAAACCCCGAAAGGAATCTACCATGTCTAAATTCAGATACGTGCTGCTCCCGAACAGCGGCGGCCAGCTTTATACGCGTTCGCGCAGCGCTGACCTTGCATACGACGAAGCCGGCCGCGACCCGAACGAAATCCCAAACGCAATTCTCCAATTCCTGAGCGGCAAGATCAGCGACGCCGACATGCGGCAAGTCCGGGAATACCTGCAAATCGAAGCCGGTGAAGATCCCGACAACGTGAAGGAAGCGAAGCAGATGGCGAAGGCGTCGGCGTCGCGCGGCGCGCAAGATAGCAGCATGTCGTCGTTCGACGCCAGGTTTCCATCGGCCCGCAAAATCGGCCGCGACGATATGATCGGCACACGCTGAAACTTCAAACTGGGAGACACACTATGTCGAAACCTGCAATGCGATTAGTTGGTGACGCACCTCCACGCTCGCCCGAACGTGAGCAACTCGCCGAGGCGATCGCTCGGCGCGACACTGCTACAAAGCAGCTCGCACGCATCCAAGCCGCGCACGAGCGCGCATCCAACACGATCTATGACTTGAAAGACAGCGTCGACAAGGCGATCGCCGCGCTCGATGCGGCGAAGGTTGGGGAGGAAAGTTACCTTGCTGCAGTAGCCTTGGGCGACGCTGACGCTGCGCTTTCGCCCGTCAAAGCTGCTGCAGCCGCCGTCGAGGAAGCCAACGACCAGCTTGGCACCGCTCGCCGCACGCGCGACGCGCTAGAGACAGAGACAAAGGCCGCCGAGAACGATTTGATGTTCGCGGACATGGCGCTGGACAAATGCGTCGGCGATGTTGTGCGTGCCGAACCTGCGGTGCGCAAGCTCGCCGCCGAATACGCGGCCGCCCGGCGTCGCGCCGTTGATCTGCAAAGAGCTATGGAGGCCGTGCAATCATATTTGCCGGACGACTTTCTTTATTGGCACGGAAGTGGATCTTTCCCGGACGCCGAACTGGTAGCCGTGGCGGCGTGGCGAGCGGTGCTAAAGGAACTTCGAACCGATGCCGATGCGCCGCTACCGAGTTGAACGAGATGGCGCGGGCGTTAGATTTGCGTCAGGCGCCCGCGACTTTCCTCGGGGCTTTTCAGTTTTCACCCGAGGCGTCGGTTCGTCATGAGTGCGACGCAAAACAAAACCATGACAGCCCGCGCGGCCAGGTATCTCCCGGCCGGCGCGGACAACGACCCTCGGTCTATGCTTCTTCCGAGGCGCGCCTCGCTCGGTGCTGCCTTTGTCTCCCTGGTGGTGGCACCGGGCAAACGGTGGACGCTCGGCGGCTCCGAATCCCGCCGGGCGTCCAACTGCAGCGGGTGATGGCCGATGATGCCGCTTAGCTTTTCAGACTGGCAGTTGGCCGAGCTTTTGAGGCTTGCGATGTTGATCGAGAACGACGCGGCACGCGACAGATATTTTGAGCGCATGGCTGTAGCGCTGCGCGGGCGGTCGGTTGACGACATTTCGGTAAGGGCCGCGAGTAACGCGGCTTATGCCGCTGAGGTGCCGAACCGGGCTTGGACAGAAGCTATATGCGCAGTGCAGGCGGGCAAATGGGCGACGCGGTGACCGAACACGAACTCCCGGCAGTTGATGCCAATACTTTAGCGCGCATCCTCGGCGTGCCGCCGAAGAAAATCTACGACCTTGCAAAGGCCGGTGTCATCGAGCGCGGCGCGGGCAGGACGTTTGCGCTTGAGGATAGCGTGCGGCGGTATTGCGAATGGCTGCGCGGGCCGCTGATGGCAGCGAGCTTGGGGCAGGCAGCGGAATGAATATGTCTAAACAAAAAACATGTGTCAGGCATTCCCTGCCTGAGTGGGCTTCGCCGCTTCGGTTCTCAACCGATCAGCGAATTCAGATGCAGTTTGGGAGGGGATTTGAAATATGTGTGGTATCCCGTGCTTCGTCGTTAGCTCCAGAACAATTTGGTCGGACAATAGATCCCTTTGAATGTGAATTGCTTGAACCTCCTCAACCGCAACGGGCTCTATTGCCATCTCGGAAGCTAGTGCCATCCGTAGAACCCCAAGCGCCGTGCCGAGACCGGATGCAATCTGAGCGGCGACGCCGTAGCGGGCCACGCACATGATCGGCGGCCCTTCTGATGCGGATAGGGCGAAGCGTATGTCTTTGGTATCGGCGTTTGGAGATGCTTGCAGCATGCCGGTGATGTGTAAATACTCGGGCATTATTTTCACTCCTAGTTCGCTTGGCAGCTTCTAGGATAGCGATGGAGGGGCCGGGCGTCATGCTCGGCCTTTTCTCTTTCTCGCAGCGCAGGAAGCGCAACGGATCGCAAGCGTTAAAGTCGATAGCATTCACTTTAGTTTAGGTGCTATCTGGCGAGATACGATTGAGCACAGAGGGGGCCGACGATCATGCACCGCCATCCTTTACTACTTGCGACGCTCGCTCTAACCGCGATGCTTTCTATGCCTACCGCGGCCCAGGCTCCGCAGTCGTGGACGCAGGTGGGTTCGCTTTCTTGCAAAGTCAATCCGAACATCGGCTTCATCATAGTTGGCCACCAACCATTGGAGTGCCTGTTCACCCCAAACGATCCGACTCCGCCCCAAGCCTACGACGGTGCGATCAACACTGTGGGTCTGAACGTCGGCATCAGCGCTGGTGGTGTGT